TCCGCGTGATGGACTTCCTCTCGATCACCAGCATTTTCGGCACCCAGCGTTCCATGATGAAATGGGAGGTATTCAGCACATTTCAGGCGTTCATGCGTTCCAACACGACGCTACGAAGCGGCCAGCCGGCAGTGTGGTCCAACTACACCGAGGCTAACACCTTCTATCTATACCCGGTACCCGACCAGACCTATACCTTGGAGATTGACGCCGTGGTGTTGCCGGGGTTGCTAGTGTTGCCGACCGACAGCGATCTTCAAATCATCATGCCAATGGCCGATTGTGTGCAGTTTTACGCGGCCCACCTAGCCCTGATCAAGTTGCAGAACTTTGGTCAGGCCGACTACTTCAATAAGAAATATGAAGAAAGGTACCAGCAAATACAGAGGACCCGACAGACCAGGCGTATGCAGAACGCCTACCAGACCATGTGGCGCCGAATGCAGAGGGGCTGGTAATGCCCAGCGTAGCTCAACAACAAGTCGATACCAAGTCCTACATCGCCTATCGCGGTTTCACCACCATGAACACGCAGTCGGCTAGAGAGGCTCTGGCGGTCAATGAATTGTCTTGGTGCGAGAACATGCAGATTGTCGGCCCCAACCAGTTGGTGGTCTGCAACGGCCCTGCTCCATCAATATTCAACATCGCGGGAACCACATTTGACTCTCTGTTCTTCGCCAATTTCACCAACCCAAATACGCTGGTCAACGCCGACCACATCATAGCGTTCGGCGCTGACGGCTCCGGCTGGGACTTCAACCTCACAGCCAACACGTCCGTAAAGTTTGCTCTGGCCGGGACCTTCTCGCTGGTCCCCGATTGCACAACCTGGTCGTCTCAGCGCGTTCTGATAGCCGATGCGACGGCAGGCTACTGCACCTGGGATGGAAATGTCTTCGTCCAATCTGGCGGGGCGTCCCCCCACATTGTTGTCACGGCAGGAGGAGGCTCCTTTGGAGCGGCACCCGGGGTTACTCTCTCGGCTGGTTCTGGCGGTGGGGCGGTGGCCGCGACTGCCCATTCCGTCATTACCGGGGGCGTGGTCACTGCCGTTGTCCTGGATACCGCAGGGACGGGATACTTGGCCGGGGACACGATTACGGTTACGTTTTCGCCAGCCACAGGTGCGCCAGCGGCCACAGCGATTGTCTGGCCCCACTTTTCCCTCACTGCGACCACCCTGGCAATCTTCGCGGGAAGAGTCTGGATCGGTGGCGGACGGGTTTTGACATGGACAGGAACGAAAGGTTTTGACGATGCCGCGACAGCCGACGCCGCCGGATCGACCACCATCACGGATGCCGATCTCGTACACTCGATCACTGCATTACGGAGTCTCAATAACTTCCTGTACATATTCGGCGATAATTCCATCAAGCAGATTGGAACAGTTACAGTTTCCGGCTCCACCACGATATTTAATATCGTCACCCTATCGTCTGACCAGGGAACACCTTTTCCCCGGGGCATTGCATCCTATAATCGCCTGATTCTGTTTGCCAACAAGGTTGGGGTCTACGCCGTCCTCGGGGCTTCGGTCGAGAAGGTGTCTGATCCCATGGACGGAATATTTGCCTTGATGGATTTTAGCCAACCGCTACAGGCCGCCGTGCAAGACCTTCACACATCTCTCCATACATTCCTACTGCTGGCTAGATACAAAGACCCAGTGAAGGGAATCACCCGGTCAATCATGTTGTCTTTCTACAAGAACAAGTGGTTCCTAGCTAGTCAAGGAGACGCTATCACCTCCATTGTCACGTGTCCTATCAACGGCATCATCGAAACCTTCTCGTCCTCGGGCAGCGACATTACCCAGATGTTCCAGGACCCAACGAAACCCGTTACTATTCTGGTGCAGACAGCATTATCAGATAACGGCGCTCCTCATCAAGGCAAGAGGGCCATGCGATGCTCCGTATCGCTAAATTCAAATACATTATCCACCATGAACATGACTGTGGACACGGAGAATGGCAGTACTGCATTCCCGTTTCAGACCGGAGGCTTAGTTACTTGGGTCAATAATTTGAACCAAAAGGTGCAATTTCAGAACAACTCGCTGCAAGACGTATTCTGGTTTTCAACTGGGTTTCTCTATCAAAGGAGCAAAGCGGCTGGAACCGGTGTTTACCTTGGGCTTACGCTTGAGGGATCGTTCTCTGGCCTAATTATCAATGGAATGGTAATGGAGTATCAGGACGGCACCACCATGGCGTCGAGGACTGCGGCGTGAGTATATTTTTTCACGATATTTGCCTCCCCCACGATGCCACCGGGTTCTCCATCTGGCTTCAGGAGCACTACCTGGAGCACGCTCAGTTCGTCCGCATATTCCAGTCTCAGACACCAGTTGTCTTTATTTCCGACTACAATTTTGCCCTCTGGGACCCTGATCAAAAGGTCATATCGGCCTGGCTTGAGTCCCACGAGGCTACCCACCAGCAGCTACGCACATTCAGTGGGGTTGGCGGCATAAACCTGGCCGATGTGGACTTGACAAAGAGCGACCAGTGGTCCGATTGGATGGACACCCATGCTGACGAGCACTCGCTCATCCGAAGTGCCCTCGGGATAACTTGAGGATTCTGCCATGCGCAGACTGACCAAAGACTATTTTGACGAGTTCGAGTGGGGCTGGCAACCGTCCTGGCTGTTTGCGAGCGGCGATGATGATGGCGGTGGCGACGACGATGGCGGCGGCGATGATGACGGCGGGGGAGACGATGATGACGGCAGTACTGACGACAACACCGCCGGAGACGATGACAGCAATGCCGACGACAGCAATGCCGACGACAGCAATGCGCCCGACGATAGCAACGCGCCCGACGATAGCAACTCAGACCCAACCGGCGGCAATCAGTCCCCCGGCAATGACCGCTCTGATGGGCAGGGTACCGGCCCCGCAGATGCTGGCCCAGGAGGGCCAGCGTCCGATGCGACTGGCGGGACGCAAGGAACAACTGCCGAGGGCGGTGGTGGTCCGGCTGATTCTGGGCCAGGACTCGGGGCGAGCACAGGCTCAGAGTCGGGCCAGGTAACTCAGGACCCGGGCAGTGCTCGGGATACTGGTCCAATTTCTGATAGCTCTCCCGGCTCTAATGCTCCAGCTCCCGACCCGACTGGTGGAAACCAGACCCCCGGTGCGGCCGAAAATGAAGGTACTCCCCCGGGGGCACCTCCAAGCGGTGACCGTGGAACTCAGGGCACAACCCAAACCGATCCCACTCAGAGCGCAGCAAGCCAAGCTGCGGACAATCAGAGTCCTTCCCTAGGGGGCACTTCTCCCGGGGCCATCAACGATGCCATGGGGGCAGCGCTGGACTCAGCCCCAGCGCCAACAGCAGCAGCGGCAGCATCTCCCATGGGAGGCTTGGCTGGTCTTGGAAGCCAACCTTCTGGCTTGGGCCAGGTGGCGTCCGCCAGCCCCGCTGCCGCCGCTTCGGCTCTAGGACTCGGCGGCGGGTTTTCGTCTCTATCAGGTCTTCTTTCCGGCCAGGGTGACAGCCCTATTGCTCAGGCCCTTGGAACGGCCAACGCCGCCCCCTCCAGTCCCGAACAGCAGAATGTGGCCGGCGACCAGAACCCGGTCCCAGCCCAGACCGGGGATCAGGCAATTCTTGCAGCCCAGCAGGGTATGGCGAGGGCGCAGGCCGCCCAAGACACCAGCCCGCTGCCCAGCGATGCGCCGACCCCGGATCAGCCCGCTCCGGCTCCCGGCGGAATCGATCAAGGCCCCCCGCCCAATATGGCAAACGCCATGGGAACATCCGGTCCAACCATTGCCGAGGCTCAGGCGGCGCAGCAAGGGCTGGGTTTGGGAGGGATTCCGTCCAACATGGGGCCGCAGTTTGCGGGGAATGCTTTTGGCCCTGGGACAGACATCCTTGGGATTGAAGTAGATGGACAGCCAACCAGTCCTCCAGCTCCCGTAGGCGCTCAAGAACCTAGTTTTATGACAACCGAGGGCTTCAACGATGTAACAATCCCGCCTACGACGACATCATCGTTCAACCAGCAACTTCAAGCGGGGATGTTTCCAGACAGTAGCCCAACTGCCTTTAATACCTACGGCCAACCTGGTGTTGGGGATCAACCGGCACCTATTCAAGACGCCAGCGGCTTACCTTCATGGGCCACCAACAATCAAACGACTTGGGGCACTCCTGTTCAGAATGCCGGAGCCCCCTCTTTGGACGGAAATAATCTGCCATCGTTCGGAATTTCCAAATCAGACTCTCTGACCCCCAGTATAGACCCTGGTCAGACCGCTGATTCGCTTTTCAACCCCAATGCAGTCGGTGCTCAGTCTCAGTTTACTGGCAGCATTGCCGATCCCGTCGATCCACAGAACCAATTTGCCAGTGCCACGGGAGGAGTCCCCTCCCCCGCTCCCGCCCCCAACGTCAATATAGCCAGCGGAGGGTTCAACTCGATTGATGCGGCGGCCCCACCCGCATCAGCACCGGATCCAGGTCCTAGTCCTGCCGCGCCAGCACCGGATCCAGGTCCTAGTCCTGGTACACCGCCAGACATTACAACTCCAGTTGGACCCGACATTGCCCCTAGCACCAACCCGGATGTGTCCGCTGCGTTGGACTCTCCAGGGGTCGGGAACCCTGCTGGAGCCGGAAACTCGCCATCCAACGCTGGAGAAGGTGGTGGTGCAGGTGGCGGTAATGGTGGAGGCGGCAACCTGCTGGCGTCCCAGCTTATCGAGCCGATACCAGGAAATACCCCGGCGGACGGGACAAGCCCGGCGGACGGGACATCTCCTGCCGATGGATCATCCCCCGCGAATAACCCGTTCTTTCCCACCATCACTCTCGGGGACGAAGGATCGCCACTGGGCAACTTCAACCCGGAACTGGGCCTCTTTGCCCCTCGCGCTAGACCAGGAGGGGCGGCTCCTATAGACAATACCGCAGCGTTTGAAGCATTGAACAACGCATAAGGTGCCGCCATGGGCTTTTCGCTAGAGGACTGGATCAACCGTCAGATCAGCGGGATCGAGGCCCATCCGTTGCGATCCGGCCTTGAAGCGGCCGGCATTGGTGCTGCCGTGGCCCTGCCCTTCCTGGCCCCAGAGATTGGGGCGGGATTGGGGCTGGCCGATCTGGGTGCCGGCGCGGCTGACGTTGGACTTGGCGCAGCCGATGCTGGCCTCAGTGCTGCCGATGTGGCGGCCTTGAGCGAAGCGCCTAGCCTCGGAGCAGACATTGGGGCATTGGGGGCGGGCGCCGCTGATGTTGGGGCTCTAGGCGCGGGAGCAATCGATGTGGGTACCAGTGGAGCCGGTCTTGGTGCTGCCGACATTGCCGCTCTCAGCGAGGCGCCTGGACTAGGCGGGAGCCTGGGTACTGAGGTAGGTGGCGACGCCACCAATGCTCTGGCTTTAGCTCCTGACATCTCAACCGGTGCCACGCCCGCCACCAGCGCAGCCACATCCTTGGCGGCGGGGACTACACCATCTGTGCCATCGGCAACGGCGGCTTTCACGGACCCGGCCACTGAACTAGCTGGCACGAATACCAACATCGACGCGGCCCTCGGTGTGCAGCCGGCGGAAACGGCCGTCAGCGATCAAAGCCTGCGGTCCTTGATTTCTCAAGCCAACTCCCTCCCGACCGATACGTATGCGAGCGCCGGCTCCGTTGCCGACCCGACAGGTGGAATCGAGGCTCCGTCGCTGTCTGCGGATCCCGGAGTGGCGCCCCAGGCCGCCGCCGCAGCCGCCCCAGCCTCCTCCGGCCTGACGGCGGGGCTGGGGAACGCCCTGAACTCCCCGTGGACCAAGGCGGCGGAACTGGCGCTCCCATTGGGCTTCCTTGGTTCTACTTTGTACAAGGGGGCTCCGGGCATTCCGCCGCAGGCCCAGCAAGCCGTCAACAACGCCCAAGCCCAAGCCGCTCAGTTGTCCCCGCAGGCCACTCAGAACGTCCCGCTATTCAACCAAACGGCGGCCACCGACTTGACCAACGCCACCAATAACCAGATCAGTCCAGCCCAGGCGGCCACGTTGGCTAAGTACGTTCAAGACCAGACCAACCAGCGATACCAGTTCTACGCCAGCCACGGCGTTACCGATCCCAACAGCGACAGCCGGTTCCTGGGCGACGTTGCCCAGATCAAGCAGGATGCCCTAGCTCAACAGACGGCTATGATCACCCAGCTTATCAATACGGCCTTCCAATCCGCTACGGCAGCAAACGCCGGCCTCGGGACAGCCGCCAACATCAACTCGGGCGCCAATAACGCCCTCTTGCAGGCCGCCCAACTACAGGCTCAGGGCGATCAGCAATATAACCAGGCCGTTGGCGATGCATTGAAGTCCTTTGGCCTATTGGCGGCGGTCAGCACCAACAGCGCCGCCAAGCCTTCTGCCGTTCAAAATGCGGTAACGTAACATGGCCGATGATCGCCAGCCCTTTGCCGACGAACTCAAGGATGATG